ATATGTAGGTATTTTTGCCATTATTTATTCTTTTTATGTTACTGCTAATACTCTCATTTCTCGAATTGCTGGTAAAGAACATCGATGAGTAGTATGCAATTCTATTTTTACTCTAAAATGGTCGAATTCTTTAGTAATTTTTTTCAATGGAGTAAAGGTATGTTCAATAAATTCTGCATCAAGCGACATTGCTGTGTTAGTAATTTGCACTCCTCCATCTTTCATTTCTCTCCACATAATTGATTCTCCCTCAATAACAGCAAGTCCAAGAGGAAAATCTGGATGTGTAGCGGCAACTTGACTATCTATCTCTAGAACTGGTACTTCTTCTTTACTATAAGTACCATCTGGCATAATGATTTTCTTCCAGAATTTCTTATCAAGATGTGTATCCCAAGTTCCGAACCAAATATCTCCAACTTCATATTCAGTTAAATCTGTTACTCCTACTCCTGATGTAGTTACATCGAAAGTCACTCCTGCTAAATCATCGGTAGAAATAAAGCAACCTGTTATAATATTTTTCATATCGCTTATATCTACTAGACTCATCGACCAAAGATTTGTTTCATCATCATCTCCATCTACGTATGCTGTAGAAACTTGTGCATTGGCACCTTGCCCCGGCTCAGGAATGACACCGGTCCAACTGGATGTGCTATTGAGATTGTTATTAGTGATAACAGTCACTGGACTATTTGCTCCTCCTGGATATATGTAAGCGTAATATTCTTCAAAATCATTTACATTATAATCACCATAACTAACTAGATCAGCATATGCTTGTACTGTAATCGTTCTTGGAGTAACAGAACCTGTATCGTAGTACACTTTTACGTATGTCTCATTACCTTCTTGTACACTTAAAAACATTTGTAAATCGCCCGCAAAGTTTGCTAATTTAACATCTTTTGATAGATAGACGCCCATTTGATTTTTGACATCAGGCGCGGTATCCCATATAACATTGTTAATAGCAATAGTCGATAATCTTTCTTTATTAATAACAGGAGAAATATTAGGATTAGTTGATCCCATACTCACATTATATGATATTGGAGTATATTGATAACCAGCCGCTATAGTTTGGGCTCCATCAAGAGCTTCCACTTCTTCTAGCACAACTTCTTCATTATCTTGAATACCTTCAATCTGATTATTTGTGTCACCATTTATAATTACTTCCATATCCAAAGTAGTTCCTGATAGAACCATTGGTTGAAAATTGGGTGTGAATGAGGCTACTTCTTTAATTCCATCAAAAGGTTTCAAATTAATTTGTACAGTTCCCAACTCTTCAAATTGGCATTTATTTATTCGGAACTTAACGTCTTTCAATTGTTCTGGAGTCCAAGTTGTATTATTTTGTGAAGTAAACATAGAACCAAGATAAGGTTGTTCAGAGATATAATCTCCAGTAAGTAAGTCTACTTCTCCTAATTCAGAAATCCACAAATTATATAAGAGTGAATCAGATATTATAACAAAACAATATTCAGTTCCCTCCATTAAATAAATCGGATCAGCGAATTGAAATCTTGTGCCTACAGCACCGCTTGTAGAAACGGAGACTTCATCAGGATACAGCATAACTTGTGCCGTTGGTAATTGAGTTGCTGTTGGATATCCATTCACCATTGGTCTAATTTCTAATCGAACTGGAGTAGATTCGTCATCTTTTGAGTAGAAAAAACAATCAATTGAATCTATGAATGCTCCGCCATCTGATTCAGATATCATAAATGATTCTGCTACTGGATCATACCATTCAGTAATTGATCTCATTGTTCTAGCTCGTCCTGTTTCTTGACTTCGATTAACAGTTCGTGTTTCACCTAAAACTGTACGGTCATCTGCAAGCGTTTCTGCTACTCTATAACTTTCAAACGTAGACATTATATCTTTTTGTCGAGTATCAAGAGTACCTTTAGCCGTGAAAGTAGCAACTGCTTGTGTAGTCATTTTATCAAAGTCAACAAAATCATCTTTCATAGCAAGTATTTTCATACCGGATCTGATTCTAACTCCATCCGCACCTTCTGAAGGAATCTGAAATACAGCATTTCTTATTTTACCTGCGGCATCAGTTACAACATTATCACCCATTGCTCCGCCATCCGGAGTTATATAAGCATCAACATCTATTTCATCAAATTGAAAATGCATATGAGTATTTGGTCGTAGTTTGTCTACATCAATAGATACGGGAATTGAACGCATCCAAGGAATAGCAGAAACATCTAAGGATCTGTCTCCTACTTCTGTGCGAATATCGTTAATTTCCATATGAGACCTTTCACCAGATCGTACTTGACTACTGGTCATCTGTTGTTCTTGATCCCATTTCTCTGTTGTTACGATTTGTCTCCAGACTTTCCTCCGCCTTGAACGCCAACCCGCATTGACTGTTCCTCCTCGACCAGTTTCAAATGCTCGTGCAATGTTCGTGCCAGCGGCAGCGGCGGAGACATTATTCTTACCTTGGCTTGTGAATGTTACTTCTCGTCCTGATTGAACATTATCTCTTCCTCCTTTATCTTTAAATCCAGACCACGTTGTCTCCCAAGCATTCCATCTTGTTTGTGTTCCATACGTTTCTACTTGTTCTAAAACAGCATTATTATTTTTATTTTGAATAATGACATCCGGTACATACTTTTCTTCAAACCAAGTATCAGTAGAAGGAGTTAATGTAGCAAATCCAACCCAGGATTTTCTTGCAAATGGATTTAAGTTAAGAACTTGAGAGCCGTGATCCTGTTTAATCCAGGCTTCTAGAACAGTATAGTTTAATGTATATGTTAAATTATTTGCAGAAACACCTGCTGTTACTCCGGGCTCGCAATCTAGACCATACATCTCATAAGGTACAGTACAAATACGTGCTTCTGGATAAACAGTACAGTAATAGTTGGAATCTGAAACATCTCCGATGCCGTGATCTACGAATGGATCTACTAGAATACCATTTTTATATCTTTGTAATCCGTCAGAATCTAGAACCTGCATATCGGCAGTAGATTTTTCGAGAAGATTTAATGAGGTATAATATTCCAAATTTTCTAAACGTCCTTCCATACCCCGAATATCTTGCATCGTATATCGTTTTTGTTCTACGTGGGATACATTAATATTTTTATGAAAATACGTGTACGGAGGTATAAACAAATTATACAAGGTCATTTCATTTCGTTCTTCAGTAGGAAGCATAGGCTCATCTGAAGGAAATCCTTGTTTAACTTGAATCTTTCCATCATCATTAATTGTTAGTCGATCTCTGCGACCAAGATAATAATCAAAAGAAACTGAAATGGCAGAAGCCGGCAAAGGCAAATATGTACCAACTGCGTAATCAGCAACCGATGCTCTAAAATCTAATTCATCAGTAAGTGGATGTTCTCCCGCAATAGAATCTTTATAACCGGGAACATCATCATAAAGAATACCAGCATCAGTATATGAATTAACGGCAAAATATGTGGCAGTTGTAATATTACCGTGATTGTAATGATCGTATGTTATTGTGTGAGAACCAACTTGAGTCTCAGCGGGATCACCAATCCATTCAAGCCTAGCGGCATTAAAAGTAGTATCAGTATCACCATTTATAAAAGTAAAATCTTCGGTTACGTCAGCCGCATCAGGTGCAATAACAGAAACTACACTTGTTACTGCGTGGGGAAGAGTTAAAGATGCTCCTGTTCCAGTTCCCGAAAGAGTAACATTACTTGAGGCAGCCTCCATATAAGTAGTATTTCTCCAAGAAGCATTACTCATATACATATCTGCCATAATAGTAATATTGTCTCCTGTTAAATTCGTTGATGGAGAACCAGTTCCTTGATCTATAATTGTAATAAGTGCAGTCGTATTTCCCGTTAAGTCTTCAATCCAAGTATCGACAGTTCCGGAAACTGTTCCATTTTTAGGTATGAGTGCTCCTGTTGTGTCATTCCAAATATATAGAATTTTTTCCCAGTGCATATCAACAAAAACTGCGGGAACTGAAGCAACACTACCAGTCACGATTGCCGTAGAATTTTTTTGTGTCGAAAATGTTATCTGTCCAAGAGTTAATGATTCAGTAATGTCAGAAACCTTATACAACCAAGGATAATGTACGCCCATTGGAACAGCAGAACCTGTTGGTCGATAAAGTTTTGCATATACGGCATTGTTCACTTCTGAAACAATATACAGAGCAGGAGCAACAGCATCAAGACCTACATCATTTTCGAGATATATTCTATATCCCTGTACATAAGATCCAGCTAAAAGAGCTTGAGTAACGTGAGTAATACGTTTATGAACCCCAATAGTTCCAGTAGGTGTACCACCTGTATATCCAGAATCTGTCACAAATATAACATATTCTTTTTGAACGACATTGAAAACACCATTTAAATCGTCAACTGTTGCAACTTCAAAATATGGTCCATATTCAGGAGTAAGATGATCATTCGCTACGTGGCGAGTTGTCCTTGCTCTTTCTGCTTCAATTGTTATAGGAGTTAAAAGTTCGTGTTCAAATCCGTTAATGTATGCTTTGCTAGGCTCAACTTTTATTCCAAAATGTGCAGAGTCACTACCCTCTTTCATTTCGATTGGAAATGGATTTATTGTATAGTTGCCTGATTCATCAAATGTTCTTTTTGCCATCTCAGTGGCTAACAATGAATAATCAGTTGATTCGTATTTTGTAGTGATCTTTCCAACATCTACATCCAACATCCACATCCACTTATTAGATTCGCCAGAATCTGTTTCTTTAATAAGATTCAGAGATTTTTGATATCTATCTCCACCTGGAGCATTCTGATTATAGAAACCTGAAGCGGGATCAAGAAGTCGTGGGTCCGTAGTTGATTCTACGATAACTTCTTCAATATCGAATCCAACTTTACACGTAGGGGTGGAGGATAAAGGATCTAGAAAAATAGTTTGTGCGAGAACTGGAGTAAAAAAACCATCGAGCCAATAAACACCATCCTGAACTTTCGCCTCTAATGCTTTTCCAATACTAACGATAACTCCCGCTTTGTACAACATTGTCGGATCATACCAAGAGTTGTCAATACAATCTCCATTGACATCGAAACCTCCGTCACAAACAGTATCGTATGTAAATAAATTTTCGCTATCAGCAAATTGTCCGGAAAGGGCTCTATAATAATAGATGGGCTGGGTTTCATCATCGTGTAGTTGCTCAATAATAGCAACCGCTAGTGATGTTTCGCCATATACAATACGATTTAGCCACGTGGAATCTGCCGAAGCAACTTGTAGCCAATCTCTTTTGGAAATACTAACTCCGCCTCCAACGACGGGTGCTCCATTCTTCCAAATGTGATTAGCCGCAGCCGACATCTGGTTCTGAAGAATAGATTGTATTTGTGTTAATTCTCTGGCTTGAACTGCACGACCAGGATTAAATAAGATTTTTAAAAATCTATCATCTGGATTGTAGTCATCGTAGTACGGAGAAGTATTAAAATTATATGCCATTCGATATTATCCTAAAAATATATTCGTATCCCTCCCCATTGAGAGGAATATATGTTTAACTCTAAAAAACAGTTTTTAGAATTCAACTACGAGTTTTAAATCTTCTATTTGGTCAGAAGCACGAGTAATCGCTCGGCGATTCTCTAGATAAATCAACTGTCCGCTATCTGCCTCTAAACTCACATCAGCATCAGCATATACGGCCGCTTGTGCCTTAGTTCCTCCTCCAGCTAGTTCTGGGTTACGTAGAAGTCCAATTTGTCGAAAGTCATCATTTTCTGGAAATCCATCAGAAGTTTCCAATCTAACGTGAATTAGTCCGTGATGAGTCTTTGCGGTAAATATTGCATCGGTATCTCCAAAATCTGCTTGTTCTGAACCCGCTAAAACACCTTCACCCGAAATAACAGGCATCCAGTCGTTTGTAGTCGAGTTAATAATATCATTCAATTCCAGTTTATAGAGAAATGTCCAAGCATAATTGTCAGACGTTAATATTGGTTGAGCAGTTAATCCTGCGGCATCTCCAGTGAATCCAGATGGTTCTTCAGAAGCACCAGTAGGTAACCAAAGTCCACCTAATGTGTCTTCACAAGTTGTTCGAGAGACTGCCGTTCCTCCATCATAAACACCACCAATATAACATTTACCAGTTGATGGTTCGCCTGTACACATATAAACTCGATATTCTGAATTCATAACTGTAGAGTGATATCCTACTTTAGATACGAATGAGCGGCCAGGCTCAGCAATACCCGTGATACCTGCTGTGGAATCACCTTCAAATGCGAGAGTGTCTCCAGTATCCCAGTCAAGACGGGGAAGCACCGGTGAAATATCATCATTTTGAATTCGTTTAGTACCAACAATGTCGGCCCAATACTGAGGTTCATCCTCATCTAGTGGATCAGGTAATGTAAAGTTACCTGAACTTTCGTCATTTCCTTGAGCATCATCGGGCCACGTGTCAGAACGACCAAAGCCGAGATACAGGAAGTTGTCATCAACAGAACCAGTAGTTTTGAACTGGTCGATGAAAACCATCAAGTTCTGTGTTCTGAATTTACTGGTTACAATTGCACCCATTCGATTACTCCATTAAAAATTATATTGTGATTGATTAATTAATCAGAACTATTTATACGTTTCTTTAATAAAATTCTACCATAGTTTACGATGGATCTACAGGCCATACATCCGAATCATCAATTACGACCTGATGTTCGTGATCTCCTAGTCCCTGTCCTGCTGTACTTTGTAGCCACTCACCACCCTGTGGCACAGAACCCGTATAACTTATTAAATTGTGATTATCATAATCACTGGTTTGTGCTTCAATATCATATGCCGCGCCATCATAAGAAAGAGTTAATTCGTGAGTATACGCCGAAGCGTGTGTATCATCTCTCTGTGGTGTAACTACCCACGTTCCTGTTATTAAAGCAATATAATCTGTAACACTTATCCAATACTCGTGACTGTGATAACCACCAGACAATATGAATGTATGAACTGTTGTTCCCGTACCTGGAATCATATCGTATTGACTAAGCCCATCTACTTCAAATTCTCCATCAGTCCCTGCATATGGATTAAAGTGAATCGTATAGGCGTGATAATGGCTGTCCGCTCCATTAGGTGAATCAAAGAATATTATTCCATAATTAACATCTTGCTCGTTTATTAATTGATTCGCTTGAACAAGAGTGATGGGTTCACACATTCTGCCCGCATATTGTCCAGCAGAATCAAGTTCACAATCTTCATACAATAAATGATCGTGACTTCCTTCTCCCTCAATGAATGATGGCTGAATATAGAGAATTGGAGGATGATTCGCTTGAAGAACTGTATTAATGTATGTCTTTCTTTCAGTCAAATCCTCTACTGTCGCCGTAGAAACTTGTGTAGTGACATCATATGTTATTACTGGATTATCAACAACTACGCTTGTACCAAAATCAGAGAAGAACGTAGTGGTCGTTGTCGTAGTCGTTATTTGAGTGGTCGTTGTTATAGTAGTTGTGACCAAATCGCTATATACAATTATTATAGTTTCATCACCAGCACTAGGAGTATCTGGATATGTAGTTGATACCGGAGCCAATTGTGTAGAAGTTTGAGTTGTGACAATATTAGGCGCCGAAGTTAATACTTGATCAACCGGCTCAATTTTAGTAACATAGATACTACCGCCTGTCTGTTGCTCAAAGCCAGTTCCCAATTCAAGTGGATTCCAAGCAATAGTCAAGTTATGCCAGTGAAGTCCTTCAGCAGATTGTTCTACTTGAGATATATAATATTTGGACGGATCTTGGATCGGGTCTTCAATACCACCTCTAAGCCAAGTAGTAGAACTTTCTACATAAAATATGTCATTCGGATCATCCCATTTAATTACATACTCGTGAAAGTGAGCGCCTTCTATTGAATCGTAAATAGTAACAGAATCAACGAGACCATCAATTAGTTGCATTCCTTGTGCGATTGTTATTCCGCTTGCGTATGCTACTTCATTATTCCAAGCAAATGGTCCTACGAGTGTATTATTATGAAAATGTGGGTGAGAACCACCAGGATATGGA